CTCTTAAAATGAAAACTCCTGTACAATACCTTTTAGAAAATAATCCTCAGTGCCATATGTTGTGGACTCATACAACTTCTTGCATTTTATTTCCTATCGTGTTATAATAGCTATAAGAAAAGGGAAGTGGGTCTACGGATATGGCAAGTCAGCTCTGCCCTGCAAATCGTAGCCTTTAATCTGACTCCCTTTTGTATATCAATTTACTCACCCTTTTATTTTCTAATGTTGTTTTTCCCTCGATCAAATAGAGTGTGACACCTTGTGTTTTGTTTTTTTGATATTCAAAAATAGCAAGAGTAGCCTTTGGCTTATCGTTTATTTTAAAATATCGAAACATCTTTTTTACTAGTCTATTTGCTTTCTCATCCCATTCAAGGTATATTTCATCTGGATTGGTTATGGTATTTGAGAGTTCATCTAAGACTAGATGTCTATCTCTTTTTTTTATCTTTGTTTGATTGTTTCCACTTGTAAAGAGTCCATCATCTATAACCATAGGATCACCCACTTTATCTATAAACATATCACCTTCTTTAATAGCTAGTTTTTTATAAAACATATCTATAAGAGCTGCATCTGCTATGTTTTCATAGATACTATTCTTTTGTGTTTCTCTTAAAATATCTATACTGTTATCAAGATTGATCTTTGATAGTTTTGATAGCTTGTTTCCTTTCCTTGTATCATAAGCCCAATCTTTAGAGGCTATATCTTTAGGGGTCTCTTTAGATACTTTCCAACCTTTTTGCTTCATGTAACTTTGGCTTACTGCTTGTTTTTTACACTTGCAACCCCATCCATTTAAGGGTGAGTTGTTTATCCAAAATGGATCATCTTTATGTAAAATTGTTCCATGAAGCTCTGCGTGAGAGTCCCTTGTAGTCTCTAAAAGGGCTGAAACATATCTTCTATAAATTGAGAGTGGGAGCTGGTCCATTTGCTCCTCTCTAGCTACGTTGTAAGCCATTCTCATATTGGTTTCGTAGATATTTTTTAGCCTTTGGCTTCCTATATTTACCTCTTTTACTTCTCCTGTACTTGGGTTTGTAATCTCTTGGAATCCCCACCAGCCTTTTTTTTCTAAAGTAGGTTTGATGTTTTTTTGAAATTCCTTAAAAGGTGTACCTTCTTGCATAGATTTTAATAAAGCCTCGTGTATATCATTAAGAAGATCAGCTCTTGTAACTTTAGCTACTGTAAAAGCTCTATTGTGAGCTTCTTTCATAAGTTCATTGTAATCAAAGGTTAGTTTAAAGCCTTTATTTCTTAGGTATTCTATAGCTTCTTTTGGAGCTAGGTTAAAATCAAAAGACACTTTAGCCATTTGGGTTTTCTTCCTCAATCTCTGCAATTGCTAATATATTACTGTTTGCAAAGTAGTCTCTTAAAGAGCTATGTAGATCATCTGTATCTATTTCGGGATACTCTTCTAAAAGCTTATCTTGTAAATCCTCTGCAGAGGTTGCAGTTTTAATAGTTTCTAAAATTTGCTTTTGAAATGTGAATAACATACTAGTATCTATTTGTTCTGTTTGGTTTTCCAACTCATCTTCTGGCATATCCTTATTAAAGCTTAGTTTGTGATTTTGAATAAGGTTTTTTTCTTTGGTTTTTGGTTTTACTTTTACATTGTAAGTGTCTTGGATGTATTCTTGTTCAAAGTCCCAACCCATATCGCTAATGAGCTTGTCTCTATCTGCTAAATCTTTGTTTGGATCATCTTTATCTTTTAGCTTTGCTTCAATTGGTATATTTAATCTATTTCCTTCTTTAAAAAGATATACGGTTTGTTTAAAGAGCTTATTAAGAATATTTTCATCTGCTTTGGCGATATCTTCTCTTATGTTATTGTGTACATCAGCTGCGGCGTGTGACCCGCCTTTTACATTTCCAGTAAGGTTTCCACCTGTTATAAGCTCTCTAGTTTGGTCATCTATATATTCGATAATCTCTTTAAAGTTTCCAACTTTTTCTGCTGTTTTAATATCTATTTCATCATCACGCCCTATAACTGCACCATCACCTCCAAGCATATGGTAAATCTCATCCGCTAAGAGGTCTTTATCATCTTCTGTTTTTGCTATAACCCAAGGAGTGCCAAATCTCTCAAGAAGTTCTATCCAGAACTCCATAGAGGCATTTTTAAAGTTTATAAGCCAATAGAGTGGATTGTATAAAGGCTGACCGTACGGTTTTTTTGGTTTTGCTTTAAATGTTCCATAGAGTGCTTTATGAATAGGGATATCTTGTGGTACACCGTAGGCACTATATTTCAATGTTCTATCTTCTAAAACGAAGCTTTGATAATCTCTTTCAATAAATTTTGGATACCAGAATTCTCCTTCTTTTTTCCACAATAATTCAAATACTCCAAATCCTTGAAAAGGAATATCTAACATAGAATCTAAGGTGTCATAATCAAATACACTTTCAAGGTTGTTTTTGATCTCTTTATTATCACAGTTGATTAAGATCTCTTTTTTTAGTGTTGCGGATTTACGTCTACCTATTGCTGCAGTTACTGTTGAGTCTCTATTGATCTTATCTATGGTGTCATCGTCTAGCCATTCCCTTTGAGTAGGAAGCTCAAACAGGCTTTTTAGGGTTGCTTGAGCTTTTGAGTCAAACTTGAAAGTTCTTGCTTTTTGTTCTTTGTTTGCTGCTACTAATGAACCTTTTGCTTTTAAAGTTGGTTTCTTTTTAGTTTTTTTAATATTCTTTTTCTTAGCCATTATCTACCTCTTTTTTGTGTTCTTCTATTGTGTGATGATTTTCTTTGGTGTCTGTTTCCATCACCTCTTACGTTGGTTCTTTTTGAGCCTTTTCTCTTAAAGTTCTTTACTTTAGAAAGATCAAATACACCTGTAAGAGCATCATGGAGATCATCAAAGTCCGATTCGGGAAAATCATCCATCTCGTTAAATAGTTCGTGGTGGTCTCCCACAAAGATGATATCGTCATAGATTGCAAATTCAAGCTCACCCATACGATCCTCTTTATTGTCTGTATGGTGGGTAAACTTTAGATATGGAATCTTAATCCCTTGTTGCCATGCTTCAGATTTGAACCAATCTCTATAGTAGTGGAAACCTCCGTTTTTATCTCCACCTAGTAGATTCATCTTGATTTGTTTGGTGATCTTTAACATCTCTAAGATAGCTGCTCTACCTTTTACTCTTTTATGCATAGAGTAAAAAACATAAAGCTTTTGGGTAATATCACTTACTCCACCGATTACAACAGCAAAGTAATCTCCTACATCACTATCCCCTTTAACATCAACAAATCCATATACTCTGTTTAGTTTTGGCATCTGTGTATAAGAGATCTTTTGGAACTTTGCACTATCAAACTTTTGACTTTCAGAGTTTGGGTTGTTTTGTTGTTCTTTTTGAAAAGCTCTTGAGTTTTTGGCTCTTTTTCTCATAAGATTTTCAAGGTCTACAGATTCCCATAGAAGCTGTGCACCAGCATCCATAAGCTTTTTGTTCTCTAAATAGTAGTTATGGGCTTCTTCTGCTCCCTCTTCTTTATACATTCGTGTATACTCATCCCAAAAATCCATATTTGTGGGATAAGTAATCAAGGCTCTAAATTTAATTGGATTCCAAAATTTTAATTTGAGCTTTCTACTTAGTACACTATCTCTATGTAAGATTGTTCCTATATAAAGAATATCCATACTATCGTCTACACTTCCTAAGTTTTCGATAGCTTCATCTAACCATTCCTCACGTTTGTTACGCTGGATTCTACTTCTTACATTTGTATCATTTTCAAGTTCATCTATAATAGCAAGGTCTGGTCTGAATACTCCGTGTTTTACCCCTCTAACCCTTTTACCGCTACCATAGGCTCTAACTTTGATATTGTTTTTTGTAACAATATTTCCTATTTTCCATACAAGACCTACTCCTGTGGCTTCTGGAAAGTCTGCTTTTAATCTTTCGTTTTCTTCAAGTTCTGCTTTGATAGACTCTACAAGAGTTTCGGCTAGTTCTATAGCATCTGAAAATATAGTTATAAAGTTTTTATATCCGTTTACTATACACCAGATAGGAAAAACAATAGATGCATCTGTAGATTTTCCAAATCCTCTTGGAGCTGCTATTGCGAATCTTAGTCCGTATGGTTTGAGCCTGTCTATAATTCGGTAGTAGCTTTCTTCTAGATGTTCTTGAAGCTTTGATTTTCCTTCTAGCGAGTAATAGTGTGAAAAATAAGTCTTTCTAAAATAATGAAAATCTACAGCTTGTCTGTCTCTTCGCTCTTCTTTCTTAGATGAATCTAGTTTATTGCTTACTTTTATCTGCTGTTTTAATCCAGCTGTAAAATCACTTACCCACGATCTGTATTGTAGTCTGGAGAGTTTTAAAGCACTATATTCTGTCTTCCCTTCATCTATTGCTTTGTTGTAAGTATTGTTTAAAAGATTTAATAGTTCGGGTTTTTCAAATAGAGACATCTATTAATTCCTCTTGAATTTCATAGATTCTGTCGATAACCTTTTGCATAGAGATATCATCAAGAACATCTTTTAGTGATATAAGGATATTTTGAACTACATGTTTTATAAGACCTAGCTTATAAGCCTCTGGGTCTTCTTGTCTTGCTATTTTACCCATTTTTGAAAAGCTATCTCCTAGTGAAGCTATTTTGTCTGCTTTTTGTATAGGAGTGAGTTTTTCATCTTCTCTAATCTCTTTGAGTGAATCCATCATATACTGTGTGAACATTGAGAACATATTTTCTTTTGTTTCTTTAGACTCGCTTATATGTTTTGCAGCTCTAAGAGTTAGCCAGTCGTATCCATCTGCTTTATCTCTTGTTTGGTAGTTTCCTACTGTTTTATCTGAGACTCCTAAAATTTCAGAAATATCTACATAGGATTTTTCACCATCTACAAAAAGTGATCTCGCAAGAATTCTATTTCTCTCAGCATTGCTTAGTTTAGGCATTATCTATATCCTTTAGTATTTACTTTTTTTCTATCTCTATGTCTAAATGCAAAGCTTGAAGAGGTTGGAGGAGTAGTGTCATATTTTGATCTTTCTTCGGTGATTAGTTTTCCAATGCTCATCTTATAAAGTTTTGTTTCATTGTCTCTTCTTTGTTCTTTGTTAGTATCATTTACGATACTATTTTTAGCTCTTAATTCGTAGATGGTTTCTTGAACTAAAATCTTTTTTAAAAGCTTTGTTGGGTTGCTTGGTAGTATTATGTAAGACTCAATAAGAGATATGGCATCATTGATTGCATCATCTATTACAGCTTGGTTAATTGATCCTTCTGCATTAAGATCAGATAATTCTTTTAATTGTTGCTCTGATATATCTTTTAGTAAATCTTCATTTGTAATCATTTAAAAACCCCATTTAAAATATGTTTAAAATCGACGAGAAAGCAAAAACTCTTTTTAGTCGATAGAATTGTCACCTAAGTACTAAAAAGCCCATATTTTGGATTTATGGGCTTTTTTATAAAAAGGGAACTGTGTTATACAACTTTCCCTTTTGGTGTTGCTGCAGGGTTAGAGTTATAAACTAGTGGTCTAGACTCTGATCTTACTTCCCAACCTCTACCCTTTGGTAGTTTTTCTACTGCTCCAAAATATAATTTTGGTTTTGATCCAGCAGCTTCTGTGTCACTTGCTCTTGAGTATCTACACTTAATAACTCTACTGTTTAGAGGAATAAATACACATTCTTTAGACTGTAAAAATTCTTTAGTATTTCCTTCCATGTCCTCATATTCTGATACATATTCAGTAAACTGGACTCCATGAACTTCTAGATAGTCTCCCTCTTTTGATACAACTTCTTTTGCTTGTTTTGTATCAAACAGTTTTTCTATTTTTGCTTTTTCAAAAATCCAGTCCATAAAATCAGGATCACATAATCCTTCAATTTGGATTTTTTGTTGTCCTGTTTTTTTCTTAATGTGTCTTTTTGCTTCTTCAATTGATTCTTTTAATGGCTTGTCATCTTTAAACTCAACTATAAAGCCTTCATAATTAAGCTCAAAAAGAATTTTTCCATCTCCATCCATAACTTTATTAAATAAAGCTCCAGCTGTTTGATACTCAATAGAAATATCAATAGATTCTCTATGGTCTCCTTGAATTTCACCTACAGCTTCTGCTACACCCATTTCTTTTTCTTCATTTTTCATAGATTGGATTTCATCTATCGTCTCTGGTGTAATAGGATCAGCTAGTGCATATCTTGCTGTTTTTGCTTCATATTCTAAAATCTCACCTCTGTCTGTAACTAAATGATCGTCAGATGTTGAAATGGATGTAAGAATTACTCCAGCACTTTTTTTGATTTTTGCTGTAAAGTTTGCACCAACCTGTCCTTTTCTGTCTTTAACATACTTGTCAAACAATGGTGTTTCAACTGTTTTTTTGTGATCTAGTTTTTCAGTTGTATTTTTTGGTGTATACTTTTTTTCTAAAATTTCATCTGCTGTTTGAAATGGCATAGTTTATCCTTATTTTAATCTAATTTTGTTTTTAAAAAGTGATTGAGCCATCGCAGAATCATAATCTTTAAGATGTCTCTCCCTTACTTCGCCTGTAGTTAAAAATGCATATCTTCCTGTTTCTTTTGCATTTTGTGTTAAAATACCATTTGCGTCCCATGCTCCAAGATCGTCCCAATCTGTAAGAGTATTTGGTGCATTGGTATTTTCATTTGTAGTAGACTGGTATGTGCGACCGTTAAAATACACAATATCTCCATCGTCTGCAGAGGTGTCAAATAAAGGCGGTCTTGAAACCCAAGTCTTTCCTCCATCTTCAGTATTAAATACTGTTCCTAAAACATATCCATCTTGATCATTAGAAACTGTTACATTTCCACTTACTACATGCTCTTTTTTCTTGAAAACCTCGTCAAGAGTTGGAGGTCTTTTTGTCGGTTTTGTCATCTATAGTCCTTTTTTAAGCTTCTAGCTCTTCTTTTGATAGTTTGGTTTCATTGTTTTTTCCACCACCTTGTTCTTTTGAACCTGCAAGTTGTTCATGGTCTCCATTAAACGGATTTCCAATAGGTTTTGAAGCAGCAAGTAGCTTTGTAAGCTCCTCTGGATTTGATTTTCCTAAAGCAATAAGTGAGTCTCTTTGATCCTCTGTAGCTTTATTAGCCGAAATTGCGTTATCTACTTGAGTAGTAATAACTAGCTCTTGTAGTTGTGCATTTTGACTTTCAAGTTCTTTATTCTCTTTTTCTAGCTCTTTTTGCGACTTTGACATTGTTTTCTCTCCTTGATCGCTTGATTTGTTGTTTAATTTGATTTCCCCAAGGTCTTCAAAAAATGGTCTGTTTGTAATAGCTATAGAGTGAAGTGTCCAGCCGATATCTTCTCCTGTTACTTCATCAATTGTATTTGGAACTATTACAGGGCTTATATATTTATATTTCTCGCTTTTTAATAAATCTTTACCATGTTCTAACCATGTGACACCTCCTTGAAGTTCTTCCTTTTGAATCTCTAGAGTCTTAACCCAACCTTGAGCTTCACCAGTTCCATTAAAGACATTTGCATGGTCGATATCAATTACTACATCTAAAGGTGAGTTATCAAAGTTTGTTTTGATTTGTTCTAAATCTTCTTTTGATAATTCAAACTCTCCATTAATATGTCCTTTCCATTTTCCTGTTTTTAATATATTTATAATGTCTGGTTGTTTTTCATTACTATTTAATGCAAAAACAACACTACACGCAATAAATGACTTCTTCAATTTTTCTCCTTCCTTATAAAATTGCTGTAAAGCTCTGCGTAAATACTGTCAGATATCCTTTATCTGTAACAGCATCAAAGATTTTATTTTTAGCTCCCCATTTGACAGGATCGCTTCCCTCAAAACTTTTAAGATTTAGAGCTTGTTTGATATCTTCAAAAAGATCATAAATTTCATCATGCTTTAAAGCTCTATTTTTCCTATTATTAGAGTAAGAAAGGTGAGCAATATAAAGATGAAAGGTATGTTCCTCTTTAATTCTCCCATCTGGATTTGATCCTGTGTAGTCCACATAAACAGCTGGAAGGCTATTTAAGTCTACTTGGACATTTTCTGGATTTGAGAACTCTCCAAAATATTTATTTGTAAGAATCTCTTTGCCATTAAGAGCATCTATTACTCTATCTTCAAAATTTTTAATCATGATTCTCCTTTCAAAGCTTTTGATCTGTGTAAGTTTAGAAGATAAAAAGGGATTATGTAAGTGAATTATTTCTAGGAAATTGCTCATTGAATTTTTTGTTTTTTATTGTTCTTGTTAATTGAATTAAAATGCTGTAATCCAAAAAAAGGAGTATACGTGAGATTCGCAATTTATGCACCTAAATTATGGTGGGAAGATAAGGCAAAGGCGATTAAGGAAGATTGTAATGGGTGTGGGTCGGAGCTTGATCTAAGTGGGAAGTTAGTGCCAGATACAATCTACGGACTTAATATCCGTGATTCTTGCTGTTGCCCTCATGATCATATGTACCTTAAAGGGGTTACAA